AAGCAGGCTCATTGATAACCACAAATTCAATCTTTCCAGCCATTTCTGCAGAATCTATCTTTTTCTTATGACTTTCCGATAACTCTTTAGATGTAACCACGATCGCGAAGCCGTATACGGACCTTTCAAGCCACGCAACAATCTTTTCGTGGTCGCTTCCGTAAACGATCTTAGTACTCAGTGTTGGCAAAAGAAAGACGCCAATCTCTTCTTCTAAACTTCTTACATGCGCTCTTCCAAGCTTTTTAATACTCGAATTCTTACTACACAGAACTAGAGTGCTCTTGTAAAGCTTAGACGCTTGGGAAGCGCCTATGTCTTGAACAAGACCTATTCTTCGCCTAATCATTTTTGTCCCGCCTTAGTTATCGCTTCTACTAGTTGTGCCTCAGACATCGTGCTTCGCCCGGAAATATCAAGCTCGGAAGCCATTTTTCGAAGCTCTTTCACTGTCTTACTAAATAACGGAGACTTGGCTTTCTTCGGTGGCTTGGAAGACTCTTCAACAAAACCAAGTTTCTCTAGCTTTCGAATGGATGCTCTCTTTTTAGGACAAACAAACACATATCCGTCTTCTATCGTAGGAATTAGACATTCACATGGGGTGTATATCTTCTTTTTAAACCGATCGGAGGGGACATACTTTTTCTTGTATCGTGGAATCATGGCTTCTCCTAACTAGATGGAACTGAAAATGGCCTAAGGTATTGAGCAAGAGCTCTTTTGGTTTGAGCAGGCCAGTCACCAGCGGTTGCTCCGTCTGCTCCACCCGAAGGTGAGCCAAGAGTGTATAAATACTGGCCTATCTTTTCCGATCTGTACCCCGTCTTAATCTCAAGATTGTACATCGAAATTGCCAAGACTGTCGCTGCTCTTATTAAAACTCTGGGAACACTGCTCCAGCCTGCAACGTGCTCAATTTCAATTTCTTGTTGGCTTGCGAACCAATCATTATTTATTCTGGCAATCAGACCAAACGACTTTGGGCGCTTCAGGTAATAATTGCTGGCATCAATTACTTGGCCGGAGAGTTTAACAGATGTAACAGAAATTGCTGGGTATTCATTTAGCCATATTCCGAAACTAATACCGTCCACAACATCGTATTTGTTTGTGTAACTAGTCGGACGCGTAGATGCTAGATTAAACAAAGACAACAGTTCCCCATTGGCACTATCAACTAAATCCTGAAGATAGGGGTCGTGTGACGTATCGGTAAGAGGGATACGTAAGGCGACCTTAACTGTTTCTAGATCGGTAAAACTCAAGCAACCGCCTCTGAAAACGCCCCAGCGAAATGCTCTTTAAGCCTACGCTCAATATCTGGACGTTTTCCTGATAAGTCTATTCCCTTTGAGGAAGCTAACTTTCTAAGGTCGTGCCACCCTAGATTAGTAAAGTCGGCCATAGGCTCTTTGTCTGAATCTATGCCTACTTTTACACGCCACTTAGCTGTCTCGTCATGCCAGCCGAGCTTGCAGGCTCTGTTCGCTGCATGATCTTTACCCTTTGGAAAAAAAAGAGTACAAGCTGAAATTCCGTTCATTTCATATGGAACTGCAACTATGTTCACATCATACGATGCAAACCGCATCGGCAGAGTATGCGTTCGGTCATACCGACGAAGAACTCGACCGATTTGTTCGTTTTCAAGTTTTCTTGCCATAGCTACCTCTTCTTGTTTCTTGGTGATTGTATCAGGTAAACAGCGTCGATTCAAAAAGAAAAGCCCCGACATGCTTGAACATGCCGAGGCTTCTTAAACTTTGATCAGATTTAACTTGCGTTAATTCCTACCAAAATGCCTGCACCAAGCTGGTTGGCTTGAACCAGAGCACCGTCCCAATAAATGTCAAATTCATCGAACTGGCTTGAAGTCTTAGCAAGCGGCATAGCAGTCATTGGAGTCAACTCCGCGATATAATTGTACCGCGTATTGATAACCATAAGTGCAGTTGTAGCCGCACCAGCGAAAGCAGAAACCTTAGCGCCGTTGAATGTAAGAACATCTGGCATCTGAGTCGTAGTTACAATGGGAATTCCATCATAAGTACGAACACGGAAACCAGCAGCAACTTCAACAACGTCGTTAAACTGCTGATCAGCCTGAAGGGCTGCGTTCAACAAGCGACGACCTTTATAGGAAGCTAGAATAATAAGGTCTTGCCGTGCAGCAGAACCCTTGACTACGTCAATAGTCTCGTCAAGCTTCTCAAGAGTCAACGCGTCACCAGCGGCAGCGGTTGTCTGAAGAACGATCTGCGAAGCAGTGCTCTGAGTCAGAGTAATAAGCCCATCAAACTGGTTAGCATCTGTCGCAATGTCGCCAACAATCAAACCACCTTCAAAAGTGTTTGAAAAATCACCAACACGCCCAGCCATCTCGCCTGCAAGAATGTCACCGTAACTTCGACCAGTTGCCTGGAGCTTACGAGTAACACTTCCGCGAGTAAGAAGAGTCTTGTATGCAAACGACGTCTGAGTGTAGGCGCCATTTAGGTTACCCGGAACAGTTAAGTCAGTTACCCATTGAGCATCAGCGCCCGGAGCACGACGGTTGACATATTCACCATTTCCCATGCCGGGCTTTCGCGGAAGAACCGCAGCGGCGCCTAGCTCGCGAAGATGAATCTGCTGAACAGTCCGATTAATAAAAGTTTGAAGAAGTACTGTGCCAGCGCCAGCCACGTCGAGAGCACGTTCAAATGCTTGTCGTCGAGCAGGGTCTGAAGCACCAAGCCAATTTGCGTTCATGATAGACTCCTTATGACCAGTTGGATCGGTGAGCGGGGTTAGTAATGATTCCGTCTTGCTCTGCCGCATTTAAGAGGCTTCGCAAACTGTCTTCGAGAAGACGCCGAGAAACTGAAGCTGCACCGTTTTCTTCAGTCACAATGCTGATACAACGGTCAGCAACCGCTGATAAGGTGGGCGCTTCAACTCGGGCACGACTAACAAGACCTTCATAGCCTTGTGCTGCCGCAGGACCTGGGTCAATATGCGGTGTTAGTGATCGGCCATGACGAATTGGAGTACGAACAAGCTGGTCGAGTTTTTTCTCGGCTGACTGGGCACGCTCCATCGCGTCTTTTGCAGTGCGCTCGGCCTCTGCAATTCGAGAGTCGTCAGTTTCCTGAGCGACTTCCTGGGTTTCTTCTACTACCTCGTTTCGCGTCTCTAGACTTTGCACTCGCTCGCTTAGCGGTTGCAACTCGTCCTTGAGGAGCGATCGGAGGGACTCTAAAAGTTGCTCGTTCATAACGTGCTCCTCGGATGCTTTGCTGATTGATTCAGCCTGGGTTGAATAGACAATTGTGGGAGCACTTGTACCAGCGTCATTTCCTGGTTTATCGTGCTCGGTTTTACTTGCATTGTCAATAGACGTATCGACAGATGCCTGAAATTCTGGGGGTTCTTTTTCAAATTTGTCGTAGTATTTCGACAAATGACTGTAGGCCGACCTTCTTTGTTCGTCGCTAATATTAACCCCGCCGCGAGCGCCGTTGACAGCCCCCATAGCAGCCGAAACTCCACGCCAAACAGCTTTTAGTTCTCCGTCAATCATTTTAGCGAAAGGAAGCTTATAGCCAGCCTTTACAACTGAATTGTCGGCGTCGTACCAAATGTGAGCACGCCTGTACCGAGTCCACTCGGGAGGATCACCAAGAACGCGGTTAGCCGCATCAGTAGACCAGCCCCAGTCAGTATCTATCGCAGCTAAAGGCAAGTCTGAAAACTTCGAGATAGACCGATCTTTATTAGTTAGACCTGGTTCTTTTACTAATTCAGGCTGACCTACCGCTAGTTGTGCTTCAGCCTTTTCTTTGTCGTAGTCCCCTTCTTCATCTTCACTATATCGCTTGAAGGTGATTGTAATAGTGTCGTCTTCTTCCTCTTTCCATCCGATAACATGCCTTTCTTCTAGGCTTTCCCGAACTACAAGAGCTTGCCGTTTACTAAGAGTGACTTTATTTGATAAGCCTACTTCTAAAGACTCTACCTTAGCTATGTCTGCTTGGTCTTGAAACTTGCTTCTCAGAGAAACAAGTCCAACCGAATCTGGATTTGCCGGAGCACGAGTCACAGCAAGATGGTCTAATTCTACCCCTTGAACTATAACTCGCTCAACGTCGCCTTCATCATTCTGAATAACTTGAAGATGAGTAAACCATCCCCCTATAGACTGTCCAATTGGCTCGCCTCTTTGAACACGTCGCAACAACGACTTGGACAAATCTTCGTCATCATAAAGTCGAGCCGTAACTCTTAGAATAAATTGAGCTTCGGCTGCACAGTATGATTGCCTAACCTCTTCAGCGGGCACTACTTCTGCATGAACAGTTCGTCCAATAACCTGATCCCATTCTACTGCTCCGAGAGATCCATTATTGTGCTTCGGAAGATATGGAACCCCGTTAGCAGACATCATTTGAACTGCCATTTGCTTTAGAGCCCGCATTGACATTTCAGTACCGTAGAAATCAACGCTTGTAGAACTAGCAATGCCGCTAAGTAACGGGAGGTCGCTCCAGTCAACTTCGTCGTCAGCCCCCGGATCGCCAGTTGCGTCTGGCTGTAACAAAATGCCATCCCCGTCGTCAATAATAACACGTTCGGATAATCCCATCTCATCTACAACGTCGGACAAATCTAACGAGTTTTCACTACGACTAATTCCTGTGGCTTTCGTTGCAGATTCTGAAGCAAGGCCGCTGAATGGAAAACGGCACCGGACCGAGTAGACCTTCTTGCCTTCGTCTGTGATTGTTTCTGGCTTTGTCCAGTCTATGCCTGGAATCGACATCGCATCTATAACGCTCATGAAATCTCCTGTTCGTGTTCAAGCACCTCATGGGCGTCGATAGAAGGTTATCGTCTAAGGGGGTACTAAGTCAAACAATTCAACTAATAGTATTTGAAAAAGAGGTAGCAGTTCCAGAAAGAACTTCATTTTTAGTCCAGACAACAATAACACATCGACACTTGGCACCACATTCAGTTTGCCCACCAGGCATCAAGGTAAAGTCTTCCACTCTTCTAAATCCCATCTCGCCCTCAACGGCGCACGTTGGACACGTTCTTCCATCTCCAACACTCACCCACTCAGCATACCACTCAGTAGGCACTATTGCTGGTTCGTTCGAGTCTTGACTAACAACCGAGCTTCCCTCTATAAGCCCTTGAGCCATTGCAGAGGTACAGAGATTAACAAGCTTTCCAGTCCAGTTTGACGTTCTAAACTTCTGAGCGTCAACCATTTCGCTTGCTACTTTAGCCGCCTCGGACACGTCCATTGCTTGATTTACTTTGTCTGGAACATCGTATATCGCTCTTGTCTCTGGCACGGCATTGCTTTCAATACTCATCGCAGCAATTAGCATAGTCATTTCTACTTTCAGGTCGTTTAATAGCCCGCCAGTGTTGGTTAAGTACACCATAGCTTCGTCGCCATAACTTAACGACTTCTGCAATACATTAGAAAGAACCTGTTGTCCTGTGAAGTTTCGAGCAGCGTTCGCTCCAATGCTTCCAGCTTTTTCGTAATATTTTTCAGAAACCATATCCCACTCGATTCCAAGCCTGTCGATGTGATTGTTTATTTTACTGATCAAAGTGATAGCGTCTGCGTCAGTTAAGCTGTTTGGCTTGTAGTTTGATGAAACTTCAGATACAATGCTGTTTTTCATCTTGTCATAAATGGGCAGTATAGCTTTCTGGTATTCAACTACCACATTGTGAAGCTTGACAAGATCAACCGTTCTAACGTCAGAAAACTTTCCGGCAGGTTGCCATTCGCTTGGCAGGTCTTCGTTGCCCATGAGATCGCGAGTACATATATCGCCGTCGTTATCGTGAGAGTGCCCAAGAACTGACATGGGCTCTATTTCTTCCAATTCTTCTAACTCTTCCAACTCTTCATTGTCTGGAGAGCTAGCTGTTCCAGGCCCGCCTTCGTTATCTGTTGGCTCTGTAACCATCCCGCCAGTACCACCAACGATCTGCTTAAGGGTAAACGTTCCTTGACCAGTAGTGATAGTCATCACATCACCGTCAACGACAGGAGCTAACCCGAGGTCTTGCCTAGCCTCGTTTCGAGTCATTAGTCCCTGCATTACAAAAGTATTGAGCGCGGCTGATTTTTCTTTCTGCTCAAGAGTACTTAGCTTGGACTCCCGATCAAAAGTAAACGAAATGTCTTTTAAAAGGCTCTTGTCTTTAATAATTAATGGAAGAAGTCGAGCATTTATTTTGGCTTCAATAAGCTCTAAGATCGGATTAATTAGATGACTGGTACTGACATCAAGCTGTACTTGACCAACCGACCTGGGAATGTCTTCAGTTGCTCCCATCTCAATCGGGAGAACACCAAAGACTCGCCAAATAGTCCTTCTAACCTCACCTATAACATTGACAAAATCTACGTCCTTAGCTTTATGGCGAAGCTCGACCCAACTCGCTCCAGTACCTTTTGGGTCAGGCGTAGTAATCACGCGAACTTTGTGATCCTTGCCTCTCATGTTCTGCAAATCAGCCATAGCCGCACTCGCAGCCTGGCCCGCAATACCCGTTAATACTAGTATTCCTGGAGGAATTTCGTCGGCATCCATAGCGAGCATCGTGTGTTCACTGCTTCTCAGCATCGTAATCACTTCGTTCACTATGCTTTCAATAACCGGACTTCCAAGCGGCGACTGAGTGTTTGCGAAGACTCGCATGTATATAATCTGCTCCGGCGTAAACAAGGCCCGCTTCGCCGCTCCGTCTTCAGTTCCTTCCTGCGTATACGAAAGATTGGACGCGTCTACTCCGGTGTAACTCTGCTTGTACCCTTCAACGTGCCCAAATTGGTCCACAATAGGGTAGATTGTACTTCCTCTCAGAGCTACTAGTTCCTCCAGATCTCCATTTGCATCAAATATGCCGTCTTTGGTCCATTTTCCGCCATAGACATTCTCTATAACACCAGCATCAAACACCAATAAGTCAGTTATTACCTTTGTCCAGATCTCTTGCCATGTCTCACCGTCTCTATTGGGAGCCTTTAAAAAGCTTTGAGCACGATCCGCTTCATCAAGTAATTTATCATATCCGTCAGTATCGGGCGACGCGGTTGGAGCAATCAGCCAATTCCATGTTGCAACGCGACGACAAATAGCATCAACACACGCCCTAACATCTGGAACCCGCTGGTAAACTAGCCACAATTGTTCATTCGTTAGAATACGATTGTATGAACCATACTGCTCAGACGATAGTACGCTCGCTCCGAAAAGCACACTGGCAGCCTGACGGCCAACACGATCTCTTTCATCCATAGCTGGCCTACTGGAATTTTTTTTCGACGCCAACCAGCCCCCAGGGTTCGACTTAGGCTTTCGAAGATGCACCACGTTTCCGTTGTAGGCTTTAATCTTGTCCGTCATTCTAACCTCTCAACCACATGATAACAGACCCAGACAGAGTTCTCATTTGAATAACTTATTATATCTATTGCAGCACACGACAAATTGCAGTATACTACTGAAGGAGGAAGCAACATGTCAGAGATACTTTGGGGCGAAATGCACTGTAGCGAAGGCTCTTTTACTATTCAAGAACTAACCCCTGAAGGGGAAATATTTTCAACATTGTATACATGTAACGGCATTCCAGACTATGCCAAGCTTCCAAAAGATCTTGGAGGAGAGACAGTTAAAATACTTGCCGACACTCTAAAAAAGTGCCCAAACAATCTATGCCAACACAATACCGTGGTTCATTTTTTATTAAAAGCTACACAGACAGAGACGGAGACAAAGATACTTTGTGTCGCTAGATGCCCTGACCACGGATGGCAATTTTACGAACGAGTTCACTTAGAAGAATAATGGTTTACCCTCACACTTCAAAATCTAGCGAATTAAAACATGTTCAACTATTCAAGTATGCAAAGCTACACGATATTAGACTGGAATGCTTCTTGTACCTTGGAGCAACAATAATTCAGTCCCATGCTCCAATAAATAGGGCACAAAAATCAACAAACCGACTCGCCAAGGATGCCTTTGCTAACATTCTGCCGACTAAAAAGAAGCCCGCAAAAGAAGTTCGTTTCTTCAAGCTTTCTTGCGACGGCATGTATCAAGACGGACTCTTTGGTCTTTTTGTCTGCATCGCTCCAACGCCTTCGAATCACAAAGAACACAGGCTTATGATTTTGTGTCAGGACATAATGAATCAGAATAAATTTAACAGTTATCGTAAGTTTAGAAAGAAAAAACGAAACTCAAATTACTGAGTAACTTCCACCCATTTCAAGCATGTCGCACGCTACTCTGTCGTAGACATCTGACAGCCTATAGTGGTCAGCACCAGCACCGCTTTCCCAAACAATACGCCCCTTCCCTTCATTAAGAACCCGAGTCGGCACTCTCATCTGATCACTCCACCCAAGGACTGTAAAGACGTCTTCAGGAAAAGTTCTTCTCTTCTCAATCATGTCTTCAAAAGTGGCGTCAAATACTGCCGTTCTGTCTACTGTAACTACGCTTGTCTGGTAGTCAACTTTCATACCGTACCGCTGAGCGCCTACTCTTGGCGTCGGATAAAACCTACAAAGGTACACAAGCGTTCCACCGTGGTCTTTATACCAGTCTCGAAGCTCTTGACACTTTCTCATCTCTGGTGCGACATCAACAACTGCCACTGTCACGTAGTATCTATCAAATATTTCCCTAACTGCTTCAAAGTCTCTAACTGCTCCTACCCAGCGAGCAACCCGTCTAGGCTTTCCAATTTCTACACCTTCTTCAATCGTGCTGATAGTGATATTAATTACGCTTCCAATATCAACTCCAGCAGTCACGATCTTGTCTTTGTAAAAGTCACCACCTTGATAGTCCAGAGCATCTCCGGTCGCACAATCACCAAGCAGGGCATAAGTCAGCTTCGCGCCACTAAACTCAAAAGGAATACCCAAGACAGAAGTGTAGAACGAACTCAAGCTGTCGCTACTTCCCTGAGCAAGCATCCATTCGCAATAAATCATCCACAAGCTATCTGAAAGAACATCTAAACGACTCATAGTGTACCCATGACAATGCCTGCCGGGGTAAGTCTGTATCCATGAGCTTCTTTCTGCATTTCTAACAAAAGGCTGCTCACAACGAGAGCAAATTGGCCTGATGTCAAATTGAGGCATCGCTTTCTTTGCTTTCGAATCGAACAAATACTTGCTTCGACGAATATCTCTCGGAACCCATTGACCGTCATTGTCTTTAACTATGCAGTTCCTAAACCAGTCGATTTTCTGCCAATGGTTACAGTGTGAGCAGACAAAGCAGAATTTTCGCTGGTCGCTTTCATTGTAGAGCCTACTAATACCCACTCGTGGAAGAGTCGGGTTGCCGAGCTTTACTTCTTGCGGAAAAGGGCTAGCTCTAAGTCTGTCTTTTGCTTTGGTAAGGTTTGCTGGGTCGCATTGATCGAACTCGTCAACTATTAGCGTGTCTGCTGAAAACTCAACGAAATCGCCTGTTGTATTGCTGCCGAGAAACATGATGCGGCCATCCCCAAACCTCTTCATTTTTAAGTTCCCGCTTTTCGCGCTACCTGTCGACTCGAACGACTTTTTCCCTCCTGGGCACTTGTTTCTGTATGCTGGCACGGTAGCTAAAATGGGATCTATTCTATTCTTAACAAACCGGTCACGGATACTATAGGTAGGCAAGCAATATGCGACAATCCGGCCATCCCAGCCACTCTTGTTTAAGGCTAGTTGAATGCAAAGCTCACTAACTCCTGTCTGAACAGCCTTTCTAACAACTATGTCGTCATGAACTGGGAAGTCCCGGTACATCTCCACAAGATAAGGCATGTTCTTAAACTCAAGAGGGTTGCCTCGGGTATTTCTGTGCGTTGTAACAGCCATGCCGAGCAAAGGGTACAGGCTTGAAATTGTTGATAGCGTTGTTTTATACTGGTCAATCACTTGTTAGCCAACATAGTAGGTACCACTGGATTCAAATTTTGCACTGTTTTTGTCGTTCTCGCGCACTTCAACTGAAACAATTGAGACCCGGCCTTGCGTCTTAGACTGCACCCACTCTTGAGCATAGTCGAAGACATATTTTGAAGTTCCCTCCATTCCAACATCGTTAAAGACAGTAAGCTTGCAGGCCCCCATCTTTTCAAGAGTTCTAAAGTTCCCTAGTAAGGGGTCGTCTTGGTCAAGTAAAAGAGTGTGATCAAATTTGTCATCTAGCCATTTCTTCATTTCAGACAAATCGCCAAAGTCCATCACGAACCCGTTTTCAGTTCTCTCAGATGCTTGAAACCAAATAATAAACTCTCGGCTGTACCCATGAATAAAGGCACAATGGCCCTTGTGACGCCAACGACGATGAGCGCAAGGAAAGTTCCGAAAGGTCTTACTGCTACTAAACACAGTTAGTTCACTCCCATTAGTCTCATTACTTCTGCTCGAGCACTTTGGCTCTCTCTGAACGTTCCCCTCATAGCAGAGGTTAGCATTGACACTCCTGGCTTTCGAACACCCCGTGTTGTCATACATAAATGAGCAGCTTCAACAATAACTGCCACTCCTTTCGGTTGTAGACATTCTTCAATTGCGTCAGCAACTTGAGCCGTTAGCTTTTCTTGAATCTGAAGTCGTTTCGCATATAGCTCTGCAACTCTTGCAAGCTTAGAGATTCCAACAACGCGATTGCTTGGCAGGTATGCAATATGGATCTTTCCAACGATAGGCACCATGTGATGCTCGCAATGGCTTTCCATTCTTATGTCCTTTAGAACTACAATCTCGTCGTACCCGCCCGACTCCTCGAACGTTCTAGACAGAACTTCCTTTGGATCAACATCGTACCCCCCGAACCATTCGCTGTAGGCTCTCACAACTCGCTCCGGGGTGCCAAGGAGCCCCTCCCTATCGGGGTCGTCCCCGGCGTAGGCCAAGAGCGTCCTAACCGCAGATTCCGCTTCTTGTTGTGTTGGCTTCATTTCTTTATTCTCCAGTTTCAAACGGCAATATGCCTATTTAATGTTAAACACCTTTTCAGCGTTCTTTGACGCTCTCGCTAAATCCATAATAAGTTTTTGCGGATCTCGGAAAGTTTTGTTTGCAACTTGTTGATCAGGTAAGCAGTTGCTCCAGCTTATTCCATGAACCTGAGCATATTTAGCAGCAATCACTAAGTTCATAAGAACTTGATTGTATCCTGGGACAGCGAAGTTGAAACGAACGCCTCGCTCCTCAAGGGCTGACGCAAACTTCAGCCAGGAGTAGGCACTGTGAATGCCAATCAAACTTACTGCTCCCCGATTAAGGCTGTTCTTATCTGCTAAGTGGCTTTTCTTTAGACCCAGCGATACAAGGCAAGACTTTACTCCTGGGTCTAGCTTTGACCAAGGAGTCTTTACTATCTCGCTCCAGCTTTGAGACTTCACGCCGACCGCTGGAACAAAGTACCCAAAAGATCCCCACCTAAGCCCCTCCTCCCAACTGCTGGCGTCTACCCCGTTAATCCTTGTCGAGGCAACCTTCATTCCACGACCAAAGCCCAGTCCATGAAGCCAAACTTCGTCTCCGACAATGTCTCTAATCTTAGCAATCCGACTCGAATAGTAGTCCATAGGCATAGAAACCCCGCCAGCTACGCATAAGGCGTTCCCGGCCTGAGACAACTCTCTTGCCTCGCCGACATTGTCGAAGCCTGTAAGAACGGCCATAGGCTTCAAGCCTTTTGCAACCATTTTTTCTAGGTTCAATTTGCTTTCTTTTGCGTTGCCAATAACATCCAGAGCAACATAATGGTCAAACAAGTGCCCGTTCTCTTGGCAGAACTCGATATACTTTGAAAGCTCAATCACCTTTCCAGCATTAAAAGCACTAAAGGCGCCGCTATCAAGAGTCCACCTAATAAAGCCCTGCGTTGACTTTGCTAGTCGAACAACATTGTCGCTCATAAAGGCGTAGCTAACGAGAATGTTCAGCACTTAGAACTCCAAAGGCTTGATTGTACAGAGTTCTACAATCACTTCAGCGTCGGGAGTGCCAACCATGCCTGCTTCAGCGGCAGATTTTGTGATCTTTTCAAATTCTTCTTCTGTGAACTTTATTACAACACCAGAAGAACTAGAGCGTTCTCCTAGTCCTTCATCGTTCTCAAAGTCCATGTCGTCCCAAGACCCCGCCAACGCCAAGCCTGCGATCTCTGACTCACTCCACCCAAAAGAATCTAGGTCGAGATCAGGTGCGTTCTTTGCAAGCATGTCTAAGGCGCCGGACAATTCACCAAAGTCCCAGTCAGCGAGTTCGGACGATCTGTTGTCTGCTATCGCGAACGCTGTTGCTTCCACATCAGTCTCGTCAACAATAACTGCCGCAACTTCCGCCCACCCCATCTCTCGCATCGCTTCAACTCGACCGTTTCCTGCACGAACAATCATGCCCTGTCGCTGTACCACTACCGGAAGACGCTGACCGAATCTGTCCAAAGACGCCTTAATTGCCCCCAGGTTTCGTTCGTCATGCTTTCTTGCATTTTTAGGGTCAAGCTGAAGCGACTGTATTGGAACACACAGATGTCGCAGTTGTTCCGCAATATTACTTTCTTCACTAACCATTGTCTCTCCTACGGAAGCCCGATTAATTTATGAGTCTGAACGCTTACTCTCCAACCAAGTAGACTTGCTAGCTCTACTGACGCCATAGACGCCTCATGCGTACCCGTTACCCCGTCGTCCTTGGGCTGGATAAACCTGTGCTCAAACTTCCATTCAGACATCGCTTCAAGTTCGCTTTCATTCCACTGAGGCATCACTACTTTTAAGTCGGCCCCTTCCCGGATTTTTACTTGTTCTAGAGAAGTCCTGTCGCTGTTTAATGCTTTAGGAGAGACGGTTATGTGATCAAACTTACCCAGGAAGTCACAAGTCACTGTACCGTTAGTCTCTATTGCCACTCGAACCCCTTCCTTATGAAACATGTCTAGTAGGCGCTCCCCTTTTTCTCCCTTCAACTGAAGCATGGGCTCCCCACCACTAATAACCACAAAGGGGCGCTTCCAGTCCGAGGTAAGTTCGCACACCCGCCCCACCACATACTCAAGGGTCACTTTTGTACCATTAGCAAACTGCGTATCACACCAGAGAGCACAATCCCCCCTCCCCTTCGTGCGATGCTGCTCGTGTCCGCTCCACATGTTGCAACCACTCAGTCTCAAAAAAACTGCCGGGCTACCAGCTAGACTTCCCTCACCTTGCATAGTAGGAAATATCTCCACAACACTTAACGTATCCATCCGGCATTCCTCCGTTATTTGATGGCTGGTAAGAGACTATCAGTCTTTACAAGTGATGTCTAACAGGCCGTCCATGCTCGACTCTGGTATAGGCTTTAATCCTACAATAGTCCACACTTCATACTGGTGCCCGTCTGGACGTTGGTAGAGCGATACTTGTATTCCGCATCTATTGATCTGGGCGCGCTGAACAATGCTTCCCGACGCTATATCTTGAAGTAGAGCAATTGTGGGCCTGTCCAAGTACATTCTGCGGTCCCCTTCTCTTGCTGGACCACCTACTAGCACTGTTTTTAACAGCTTGTCTGTCGTGCTTGTCTGAAGCGGACGGTTGTTCACATCTATTAGTCCCTCTTTCCAAATCATTGCGCACTCCAAAATTTTTTAAAAAAAATAAATTGACTTCCAGGGCACTGGATACCCGCACTATAACTTGAAAAACACTTTCAGAAGAATAAAACAGTGCGCAACTCGCTGGGTGAGGAAAAATATAAGTTGTAGAGGAATACTGTTTTCAGTCGTACTTTTTGAAGGGGCAAAGGCACCCCCCCCTCCTTCAGGGAGGGCACGATGGCAGCAAAGCTTAGTGCCTGGCACACTGCTAGGCACACTGCTAGGCACGCTGCCATGCGTAGGCAGCGCAACATGCGTAGGCACGCTATATGCGCGATGGCTGGCAGTATGCGTGGCCGCAGAGCCCGAAGCTG